CATAATGTACAGGGTCAAGTTCGACATCTACCATTCCGCCACCTAACATAGCATATACATAGTCAAAAATTTCTTGTTTCTTTGTAGTTGTGTTTGCCATATTTTAAATCTCTCCATTAGTATTTATTCGTAACGATAAATATGTATAATAATAGGAGAACCAATTTGCCCAGATTGTCGTTATACAAACCGGAAAAGGGTAAGGATTATACGTTTTTAGACAAACAGATCCTTGAAATGTTTACAATAGGTGGAACTGATGTATTTGTTCACAAGTACCTTGGACCTAACAATCCATTGGCTGCTGACGCAACTGCTGACCAGCCTACGTATGCCGGCGGAGTATCAGCCTCTAATATCCAAGATATGTTGTTTTTAGAAAATAGAGATAGAAAATACGATACTTCTATATACGAAATGCGCGGCATTTATAATATACAAGATATAGATTTTGATCTAAGTGCATTTGGTATGTTCTTGCAAAATGACACAGTGTTTATGACAGTACATATTAATAGCAGTGTAAAGACACTTGGCAGAAAGCCAATGAACGGTGATGTAATCGAGTTGCCGCATTTAAAAGATGAATATGCACTTGATAATAATACTATGGCACTTAAACGATTTTATGTTATAGATGATATTAACAGAGCCGCAGAAGGATTTAGTCCTACTTGGTATCCGCATTTATATAGATTAAAATTAAAGTCGTTAGTAGACAGTCAAGAGTTTAAAGAAGTATTAAATTTACCTGCAGAAGAAGGTTCTGATACTACACTACGAGATTTACTTTCAACATACGAAACAGAAATGCAAATTAACAATGCTGTTGTTGCTCAAGCAGAATCAGATGCCGCAAAGAGCGGATTTGATATTAGTCATTATTATACGTTAGCTACTAATGCAGACGGAAGTGTTGCATTGCAAACAGCCGACGAAACAGATTTAGATGCAAGTAACATTAGCCTAAGCGCAGATGAAATTGCTGATAGACCAAACAGAGCCGGTTACCAAGGATACTTGCTAGGTACTGGAGAATCACCAAATGGCGCGGCGTTTGGTCAAGGTATTGGATTCCCTGCAACTAGAGAAGACGGTGATTACTTTTTAAGGACAGACATGAGCCCGAAACGTTTATTTAAATATGATGGCACTAGATGGCTTAAAGTACAAGACGATGTACGTGTTACACTATCTAATACATCTACTCGTAATACACAAAAAGGTACATTTGTTAATAACACAGCTACTAGTCAAATAGCTGGAGAAACAGTAACAGAGCGTCAAGGCTTATCGAAAGCACTTAGACCAAAGGCGGATAATTAATGTCTCAACACTTTTATGACGGACAAGTAAGACGATACATTACACAACTAGTAAGGATGATGAGCAATTTTGCTTATAAAGACGGTGCAGGTGCAGAAGTAGTTGTTCCTGTCATGTATGGTGACTTAACTAGACAAGTAGCAAGTATTATCAAAGGTAACTCAGAAAATAAAATACCTAGTGCTCCTAGAATGGCTGTATATATTACAGCATTAGCAATTGACAGAGATCGCACAAGTGATTCGAGTTATGTGAGCAAAGTTAATGTTAGAGAAAAAGCATATGACGAATCTGGGAAGGAATATTTAAATTACGAAGGTAAGAATTATACGGTTGAACGACTAATGCCAACACCGTATACACTTACAGTTAATGTGGATATATGGACAACGAATACTGATCAAAAGTTACAGTTACTTGAACAAATTTTAATGTTGTTTAACCCAAGTTTAGAAATACAAACAACAGACAACTACATTGACTGGACTAGTTTAACAACTGTTACACTAGATAATGTAAACTTTAGTTCTAGAACAGTTCCAGTTGGTGTTGACGACTCAATTGATGTTGCTACATTAACCTTTGTAACTCCAATATGGATCTCACCTCCAGTTAAAGTTAAACGACTAGGTGTAATTACAAATATTATTACAAGCATGTTTGACGAAGCACAAGGAACTGTTGAACTAGGATTAACAGTTCCAGAACTTAATGCGTTTGATGACGCTAGTGTTGCTGGTGCGCTTGATAAGAACGGTGGCAGAACTGTGCAAACAACTAATAATTCAATAACACAAACAACTAACTATATGGGTTATGATGCATATGTAGACGGTAGTATTGTAAAATTATTAGATAAAGGAACAATTGGACAAACTAGTTGGAGGAATGTACTAGACTCGCATCCGGGATCATACCAGGCGGGTATTAGTAGAATTTATCTTAATAAACTAGATACTGATACAGCAATTACAGGCACATTTGCGTTAAATTCAATAGACGATACACAACTAGTTGTGAATTGGGATACTGATTCATTCCCAGCTAACACTGTAATTGAAAGTAGCAACAGATCATTAGGTGCTTTAACATCTATTGATTATATTATTGACCCAACTAAAACATTCCCAGCTACTAAAGCACAAGGAACTAGAGTACTACTACTTGGAGCAATAGGCGATGCATCTAATACTGACGGAGCCGATGCTTGGAAGAACACAAATAATACAGACTTAGTTGCTAGTGAAAACGATATTATCGAATGGAGCGGAAGTGTATGGAGCATAGTATTTGATGCATCGGCTACAGTTAACGCAACTACAGTAACATATACTACTAACCTAAATACTGGCATACAGTACAGATGGAACGGCGAAGATTGGTTACTTAGCGTCGAAGGACAGTATCCACAAGGAACATGGAGAGTTGCACTCAACGGATAACTATTTTTATGAAAGAAATAGTCTGTAGTGGAGCCTTATTTTATAGTTTAACAACAAAAAGATTTCTCTTTTTGCATCGAGCTAGTGGCAAACATAATAAATTATGGGGATTAGTTGGCGGTACTAACGAAGGGGCAGAAACTCCTTGGGAAGGTCTTCAGCGAGAAATTACTGAAGAAATCGGCGAGCTTCCTCCTATTACTAAAACTATGCCGTTAGAAACATTTGTATCTACTGATAGTAAGTTTTCCTTTCATACATATCTATGTGTAATTAAGGAGGAATTTATACCTGAACTTAATACAGAACATGACGGCTATGCTTGGGTAAGTTTTAGTAAATGGCCTAAGCCATTACATCACGGATTGCGCAACACCCTTCAAAGTAAAATTAGTCTAAACAAGCTAGAAACTGTATTTAAAGTTATTGATTTACTTGACAAATCTTAACTAACCAAGTATAATAACACTATGAAAGTATTAGTTCTCGGCGATGTAATAATCGACAAATATATCTATGGCACTTCAGAACGTTTAAGTCCTGAGGCTCCTGTACCAATTGTTAAATACCAAAAAGAAGTTTGGACAATTGGAGGTGCTGGGCTTGTTTACGAAAACTTAAAAAGCCTAGGAGTTGATGTAACACTATTTAAAACCGAACAACCTAGTAGCATTAAAACTAGAGTAATTTGCGATGGACATTATGTTACACGCATTGACGATGATAAACATGCAGACAGTGCCGCAGTATTAGACGCTGTACAAGCAACTGATTTTACAAAATACGACTATGTTATATTAAGTGATTATAATAAAGGTGTACTAGATGAGTCACTTGATATAATTGAACACCTAAATGCATTTGGTTGTAAAGTAATTGTAGATCCTAAGGAACATGCAAATCATTATAAAGGCGCATGGTTAGTAAAACCTAACAACAGCGAATTTACTAAGTTTGGATTTAATGATTGGCAAGGTAATATTATTACAACCAATGCTGGTGGCAATGTTGTTGCAAGTATTGAGGATGAAGTATATAATGTGCCTGTTGAAGATGTAGAAGTAAGCGATGTTACAGGCGCAGGCGATTGTTTTTTAGCAGCATTTGTGTATGGCTTAACAAAGCAATACAATTACAAGCGTTGTATAGAAATTGCTGTTAAAGGTTCTAGAGAAGCAGTTAAACATGTAGGTACACACACGCTTACAGTAAGTGATCTCGAAGAACGCATAGTGTTTACTAACGGATGCTTTGATATACTACACACGGGTCACTTTGAGCTGCTAGCTGAAGCAAAATCACTAGGCGGAAAACTAATAGTAGGTATAAATTCGGATGAAAGTGTTAGACGATTTAAAGGTCCTAAGCGTCCTATTAATAACGTAAACAAACGTAAAAAGCAATTAGAATTATTATCTTGGGTAGACGAAGTAATTGTATTCGACGAAGACACTCCGTACAGATTAATTAAAGAGATAACTCCGCATGTTATTGTAAAGGGCGGCGATTACACAGTAGAACAGGTTGTAGGTCATGATTTGGCTAATGTACATCTTGTACCCACAATTGAAGGGTATTCGACAACACAGATTATAGAGGCAAGCAAATGACTAAAAAGGTTATCATCGACAATGTATTACATCCTGATATATTTAAAAAAATACAGGATTACATGTTAGGTACAGACTACAGATGGTATTTTAATGATACCGTTATTAACATAATAGAAGACATCAGCAGCTTTCAATTTGTACATCCAATACACGAAGGTCCTTTTGTAGATGATCCAGACGATTATCAGCTTGTTTATCCGTTATTACAAATTATACAACCACAATCAATACTAAAAATTAAAGCTAACTTGTTAACACACACTCCAGAAAATTTAGTTCATGGATTACATAATGATGTTATTGTACCAGGTGCATTAACTGCTGTTTTTTATTTAAACACTAATGATGGTTATACTTTATTTGAGGATGGTGACAAAGTTGAAAGTATTGAAAATAGACTAGTTATTTTTCCTGCAAATATTTCACATAGTGGCGCTAGTTGTACAGATAAGCAACGTAGAGTTGTAATTAATCTAAATTATATTCCGTGTCGCGATGATAAACACTGGCATGCATTAATGGACGAGCAGGATATTACATACAGAAATCATTGGGAGGAAAGAATGTCTATAGTTAATACGTTTCCTTACGATAAGGACGGAGTTCCAGTTAAATGAGAATATTAGTTACAGGAAACGAAGGATTTATTGGCAAGAATGTTGCAAGTTATTTGCAACAGCAAGGCCACGAAGTTGAAGGGTGGGAATGGCAACCTGGTATACTACCTAGCACAGAAGATTATGATTGGTGTATACATTTAGGTGCTATTAGTTCAACTACATATACTGATGTAAATCAAATACTAGAACAAAACTTTGAGTTTACTTTAAAACTTGCACAAGTATGCGAAAACTTTGGTACTAATTTACAATATGCATCTAGTGCAAGTGTTTACGGGCCAACTACACATTTTACTGAAGACGGTCCATTACTGCCACAAAGTCCGTATGCGTGGTCAAAATATTTGTTTGATAGATTTTTAAATCAGTACATAGATGAATTTGATATTAAAATACAAGGCTTCCGTTACTTTAATGTTTACGGCAAAGGCGAGGAAGACAAAGGCGCCCAAGCAAGTCCGTACACTAAGTTTACAAGCCAAGCAAAAGAAAATGGCGTAATTAAAGTGTTTGAAGATAGCAATAATTATCTTAGAGACTTTGTGTGTGTAGATGATATATGCAAACTACATGAAAAAATGTTTGACGTTGATCAATCAGGTATATTCAATGTAGGCACAGGCAATCCTGTAAGCTTTGAAACTGTGGCGCAGACTATTGCTAACAAGCATGGAGCATCTATAGAATATATACCGATTCCAGAAAACATAAAGTCACAGTACCAAAAGTACACCTGTGCAGACTTAACTAATTTAAATAGTGTAGTAGACATGCAGTGGACTAAGATAGAGGATTATATCAATGACAAACGACTATAACATAATTATTCCGTTCGGACCGTCAATATACGAAGCAGAATTAACCACTGAACAATTAGCATGGATACAAGATTATGCAGAAAAATCATCTAGTGGTAAACTAATAGACAATAATAATTTAGTCGGAAATATGGAAAAGCAGTTAGAACTACCATACGACGATTCCCGGGCTAACTATTTTATGGATTTATTAAATCCACATATTAAAAATTATATGAAATCTGATTATACAAGAAGTTATGATCTAACTAAAAATAGAGGGGGACTTGATTTACCAGATGAACCCAACTGGGAAACATTATCATATAACGTTGGTAGAGGTCCTTGGCTTAATTATATGCGAGCAAATGAATTTACTCCTATACATAAACATGCTGGAGTTCTTAGTGGTATTATTATGGTAAGTGTTCCAGAAGAAATATCTAAAGAATCAGAGACATATCCAATTAAAACAAATATACGATGTCCAGGACAGTTAGAATGGATACACGGAGAGTGGGGTTCGGGATCATTTAAGGTTGTTCCAGTAACAGGTAAATTTTATCTATTTCCTAATGCTCTACGGCATCAAGTGTATCCTTTTAAAAGCGATGTTGAAAGAATTACAATGAGTTGGAATATTTTTAATCCAACGTTTGCAGAATGACTCTAATAGAGGATTACAATAATGGAAAATAACGAACCAACTAGACTTAATGGAGTTGTACCTAAGGGGTGGGGCTACGAATTAATTTGGGCATCTACTGACAAGTACTGCGGTAAAATTATGTTCTTTGAAAAAGCAAATGCTAAATTTAGTATGCACTTTCATCGAGAAAAAGAAGAAACTTGGTTTGTAAATACTGGACTATTCAAAGTGCGCTGGATTGATACTTCTAATGCAGCATTATATGAAAAGAATTTAAAAGAAGGCGATGTATGGCATAATCCTCCATTACAACCTCATCAATTAATCTGCTTACAAGAAGGTTCTAGTATCACCGAAGTTAGTACTGCTGACAGTGTAGAGGATAATTATCGAGTTGCCCCAGGTGATAGTCAAAAAACTCAATACGAACCTGATCTAAATCCGGAAGATCAAGATGGTTGATATTTATTGGGGCGAAGATCCACTGTCAGCTGAAGGTTATATTGCACCTAAGTGTGTAATTGGGCTCGATCGTGATGGAGTTATTAATGTTGATCGCGGAACTTATACTTACAAAGGTACTGATTTTGAACCTATCGAAGGTAGTTTAGAAGCAGTTGCTAAACTCCGTAAACTTGGACATAAAATTGCAGTTATTACAAATCAAGGCGGCATTGAACACGGATTGTTTACTGAAGAAGATGTCGATGCATTACATCAATATATGTTAGAACTATTAGGTAAAGCAGGATGCCCAAGCATTGATGCAATCTATTATAGCGCAAGTAGTCATAAGAGCGATATGTATGCTAAACCTAATTTAGGTATGTTTAAAAGATGTCAAAAAGAACATCAGCATATTAAGTTTAACAAAGGTTATTATGTAGGCGACAAACTAAGTGATTTAAAAGCTGCTTATAAAATAGGTGCAACGCCTATACTAGTTCGTACTGGATTCGGATTAGAAACTGAACAACAATTAAACAAATTTACCTACCGTGACATAAAGAAAAAGACCATCGT